CAGCACAACTTGACTTTGCAAAAGACCCTAATATACTTGTGTTTACACCATTGGGAGGACTTGGACCAATAGATATTGTTACTTTAAATATGAGTACAGGTAAGTATACTGCGTATGATGTCAAATCAAAAAATTATAGAAAACAAGATTATGTTCCTAAAGATGGATATAAAAGAAACAGCACAGGAAGTCTTATCAATAGACACCCAACCAAAGAACAAAAGAAACTAAAGGTAAAAATTATTTATGCAACTATCTAAACATTTTAAACTAGAA